GTCGCTTAGATCAAGAAGCTCGCGCTCTGCGTAGGCCAATCCTTCGATAATGCCTACACACCGAGAGTAATCGTTCATGTCTTTGCATCCGCCCGTAGCGATGTGATCAGTAATTTCGTTCATGTGGTTGCGGTACTGATCTTGCAGAGCGGACAGCAGGTTATTGCTGGCCCGTTTGGTCGTCATCTAACATGTCCCTTACTATGTCGAAACCAGCTTTGAAGCCCGCAATTTCCTCGCGAGAGCGGCTTTGCTCCTGCTCAACCGACATTTTTGATGCCAGTTTTGCGGCTTCTAAGCGCTCTTGCTGTTCCAGTTTGCGGGATTCAAGCGCAGACCTGTCTTTTGCTTTTTCTAGATCTGCGTTAATTTTAACCATCTCGGCTTGAGCCTTTGCCATATCCACTTGGGTCTTGGCAAAGACCTGTTGCTCTTTGATTTGCATGTCTTTTTGCGCGGTCTGAGCCTTGACCATTGCCTCTTGCTCTTTCAGTTGCAATTCCTTCTGTTGCATCTGAATGACAGGGTCTTGCTGTTGCTTGGCGTTTTGCTCTGCTTGAGCCTGTTGCTGAGCCTTGCCGGTAACCTGCGCGGCGGCAGGAGCGACCAGTTGAGATAGACGGTACTCAATATCTTCCGGTAACGGCTCATCTGGCGCAGGCATTTTAACGCCAAGCTCTTTTTCAATCTTTTGCCGATAGGCAAAGGCAACATGCTCCGCTATATGCGAGGCCATTGCCGCCTGAGCCGCCTTTGCGGTCGGGCTTTTGGACATTAACTGCATGACCTCTGGGTTCTCAGTCAGCGACATATGGACCTGAATGTGCGCCTCATGGTCCTGATAAATAAACGCTTTAACTGGCTCGCCGTTCAAGATGTTCATGTTCTCGCTAACTGGGTCAGTCGGCTTGATATCGTCCTCAAGGGGCACAATCTTGTCCGCGTCCTGTATTCCCAAGACATCCAGCATTTGCCTGTGGAGAAGCGGCATGTCGTACATCTGAGGCGCCTGAGAAGCAAGCTGTAAAGCCGCCTGATACTGCATAATCCTCTGCGCCATCGTGCCCGCGTTGGGGTCGCTAACCGGAATAATATCGACGCGATCATCAAAGTCAGCCCTAACAACAGGCTCCTCGTCTGGGTCATAGGGATAAGTTTCCGGCCCATAGTCGCGAACCAGCTCAGCCAGTATCTTTAGCTCTTTGGATACCGAGGCATGAACCCTGCTCTGAACAGCGCTCATCACCTTCATTTCGCGCTCAAGCACGGCGAGAGTGGTCCCTACTGGGGCCTCGCCATTAATGTCCGACGCCTTCACATCAGCCGCTGAAGCAAACCTGCGGCCTTCCTGCACGATATCGCCCAGAAGCTGATACAGGACGCCGCTAGGCTCTTTGTATGGCAAAAAGGCAATGTTGTCTTTTATTGCTCCGCCGGGAACATCAACATCCCTGAACTCTCCGGGCATAATAGGCGTGTCATCGCCCTTGATCCTTAGCCCGCGAGACTTAAGCCCGCCCGGAAGATTGGAGAGAGTACCCGCGTCCACTAACTGACGGAGTATGGCTGTGGCAGATTTAGACAATCCGCCAATCATATGCACAAGGCCAAACCCGTAGAAACCGAGTCCGGGCAAGTACTGGTAGTGGACGTAGTGCTCCCGTTGCATTCTCATCGGGTCGTCTTCGTACCAGTTGCGCCGAATTGACAGTATCGTTCTTGATGACTTGTCAATCGTAACGATGTACGGCAAAGCAATCCCCGTGGGAACGCCCTTGTCAGTATCCTCAAACCCAATGAGGTCGATATTGACTTGCATTTCCAGTAGGGTGTGCCGGCTGTCGTACTCGTAGTTGTCTGAGTCCCCGGTCAACCTGTCATATTTTTGCTGTATCTCTGATATGTCAGGAGAGGGGGGCGGCAGGTCAACGTCGGCGTAAAAACCTGCCACCTGCAACTTACGAATTTCGTTCGCGCTCCGCTTCATCACATGAGTGGCGCGTTCGCAAGTTGACAGGTCAGAGGCCCCATAACTCACAACAAAGTCTTCTGCCGGCACAAACATCGCGCACGGACGCCCCATATTCGGGTCGTAGTAGACTTTGCGGAAAGCTGATCCAGCGATTGGCAACGAAAACAATAGCTTTTCTGTCTCGGTGCGGTACTCCGTCATGCGCTGGGTAATCAAATAGTTCAGATAATTCTGAACCCTATGGGCCTGTTCGGTTTTTTCGTCGTTAATTTTTCCGACAATAGTCGTTTTGACTGGGCCACTTGCAGGGTATATCTCTTGTATTGTCTGGGCCTGAAAGCGAATTACCGCCTCAGACAGCATGGGATGGAATACGCCACAGGCGCCCTCCCACGGGGTTGATCTGTCTTCAAATTTAAGTCCAAGCAGGTCTAAACCGCGAACATAGGAGTCTTCCCAGTCTGCGCGGCTGTTCCGATCCGCCTCAAACGAAGCGACTAGCTCGCCGGCAAGGAGCTGAAGGTCTTGATCTGACAGAAAGTCAACCAAGTTGGAGTCATGGTTGGCGCCCAACAGCTCATCAGCGTCAGGGTCTAGATCGATTAAAACTCCGCCATCTTCATCATAGACGCCCACAGACTCGGGATTTTCTATGACAATCTCTAGCGCGGCTCCGTCCGACTCAAGCTCAGCGGGCATCATAGCCCCATCAATAGCCATTAGCTGGTTTTGCCGCCCTTGAAGTAGCCTTTAGTCTTTGGGACCGTAACGCCGCCCATCTTCATGCCATTTTCATCCACCAAGAACGCAGGCTTCATCTGCCCCGTTTTAGGGTCTTTTGCCATTGGCATTTTCCCGCCCTTCTGGTAGCCCTTTGTTTTCATCTTGCCGCCACCAGCGAACATCTTAGATGTTTTCTTCATCATGACTATTACCTGCGTATAGGTTGTCGAACACTCTGTTTACGTCCAGCGTGTAATCCAAGTCGGACTTGGAATAGTGAATGTGCTGTGACGGCCTAAAATCTGGCGCCCCCTCTCCAGTCGAGAACCACGCCGGATGTGTTACCCGGACTCGGTTGTTGGGTAGCGCTACAATATTTCCTGTCCACGGGCCTGCATCCAACAGCTCCATTACATGGCTTTGCTTGTGCTGTGCAGGGTCATCCGCTATTTCGCTGTCGGTGTAGTCCACCGTGAACATGTATTTGGCGGGATAAAACTCGCCATCAATCTTTGCCAGCCAAGGGCACGGTGTCGCCCTGTCAAGGACATACACGGCATGCTCGCGAGAAGAGCAGTCCCAAGGCTGAGCCGCATACACCGGCATTGGCTCCGGCCACTCCTCAACGGGGGTGTCGCCCATAAGCGCCGTTATCGGCATTCGTGCCCACATTGCGCCGCCATGCACATTAGGCTCGTCGGTATCGTAGGTTTCAGCGCCAGTAAAGATGACCTGAAAACTCAAGCATCGACACGGCATCGCGGTTACCGCAATCGCCATCGCGTGAATAAATTCACCATGATATTTCTGGTGGTTGTGCGTGTATTCACGCCGCACCCAGCACTTAAAGTGCGGGATGTTGCTTTGCAAAAAAGCCATTAGTCGCCCTCCCCGTAGAATCGCTTTTCCCACTCCTTGTGTCTTTGGAGCGGGACTTTGTAATACGGGAAAAACCGACCGATATATATACAGAACTTGTTAAGCGTATGGAGAAGCCACGGCAAGGGCCGCATATAGTCCATAAACAAAACAACTCTAGGGTGGTCTGTCAGGTTGATAGCAAAATGCTCATAGGTGTCATCGAAGACAACAACCTCGCCATCCTTCCATCGATACTGCTCGCCCTTCACTGAAAGGGTACAGCCCTTTCCATCCGTGGGAATATCCACGCCAAGGTGCATTCTGAGCACGCCTGACCACGGCCCCTCATGGGGAACCAGCATCTTGTTGGATTCCAGTATGGAAAAATAAGCAGAAACAATGCCGGGGTCGCTATCCACGGCCTTCATTGTTTCTGGAAACTGCTCGCAGTTTTTTTCAAAGCGAATATTGCTCGACTTCAAGAAAAACATCTTCCACTTATCGTCGTTGGAGATGTACACCTGCTCAGGACTGATATCCTGAAACAGGGGGAAATCATCCATCCTGACTCTGGCTTTGTCGAACTCCGCCCTTATAACCTCATGATTTTCTTCCAGTTTTTTTGCTACTGGAAACTCTGAGGTATCAAAATAAGCGGGTCCGCCCAGACTGGAGTATTTGCGAAATAACGGCCTTAGCCAACGCTCTATGGCGTCAACCTTGACGTGCCAAGCGTTTACCTCTGCGCTTGTTTCAGTCATTAGTAGTAGTCTCCCCGTCTACCGTAATCGACGTACTCATCCTCCTCATCTGTTCGGAGCGACAAAAAGCCGCCCTGACGGAATCTGAGTAGCGCCTGCGTGGAAGAGTCAACCAAGTCATCGTGCTCTCCCGAGGGGAAAGCCGCGAACTCTTGGACCACTTCTTCCGCGAATCGCGTTTCCGGCGCCCAAACGACGCCAGAAGCAAACAAGTCAGCAACAGCGTTTACTCTTGCTATCTTGTCGTTGCCACGGGACGGGGTATATTCCGATACCGGAATGCCCATCGCCCGCAGTTCAAAAATGAGTGGCATCCCTGCCGCTTTAGCCTCCACTATAAATGCGTCCGGTTGCATCTCAGCCCAAAGCTCGTAAGCCTTTCGCTTGAGTTCAGGAAATTCCAGACGTTCCTTGTAAGCATCCAATAGGATGATATTGGGCTTGGTAGCCCCTTCCTCGTCGGGTGTGTAGAACACGCCCCACGTTGTGCAAGCCGAATAGTCTGATCTTTGCGTTTTTAGAAACGCGGTGTCCCATGACTGAATAATAAATTCACACATGGGCGGAGAGTCCTTTTCCCAGACCTGCCACCATTCTCGCTTGATGAGTGCGCCCTCTTCGGACGTTGGGTTTTGCTGGTACTGTGCATTCCATTTAGACGATGGAAGTTCGCTATGCAGAGCCTCTAGCTCTGTTTGGCTCCAGAACTCAGGCCACAGGGGCTTCCCTGATGGCATGATTGCCGGAAACTCTATAACCTCCCACTCATCGCTACCTGCACGCTGAGTCGAAGACTTAATGATTTTGCCGGTCAAGTCCCGCATGTGCCAGCGGGTCATCACCACTACGATAGCGCCTCCCGGCTGTAGACGCTGTCGGGGACCGGATGTGTACCAGTCATAGGTTCTGTCAAAGACCGATGGGTCTCCAGACTGGCCCTCCTGCTCTGAGTGAGGGTCATCAATGATCAAAAGATCAGCGCCCTTACCTGTTACGGCTCCGCCGACACCAATTGCGAAGTATTCTCCGCTTTTGTTGGTACTCCATCGCCCTGCCGCTTTAGAGTCCGCTCTAAGTTTTAGGCTGGGAAAGACTGCCTTAAAGTCTTCCGCGTCCACAAGGTTTCGCACTTTTCGGCCAAAACCTACCGACAACTCCGCTGTGTGAGCCGTCTGAATGATCTTCTTCTCTGGGTACTGGCCTAAAAACCACGCCGGAAGAAGATAGGAGGCAAACTCAGACTTAGTGTGTCTGGGCGGCATATTGATAATTAGCCGCTTTAAATCGCCCCTTGCGATCCGCTCAAACGCCTCCGCCATGATCTTGTGGTGGCGCCCCTCAATAAACGCCGGCCACATATATTTGACGAAGCCCATGAAGGTCTGCTGTGCGTCTTCTTTTCTTTTGGCTTGCTTGACCTGATCAAGAAGCTCTGCGGCCCTGAGTTTTGCCTCTGGGCCTGCGCCTTTAAGTCGCTTTGCGATCTCCGGCGTTATTAGTTCTGACATTGGTGCTCCACCAGACGTGGACTCTTCCACAGCTCTCGCACCGTGCGTACTCGCTTACGACGCGTTTTTTCCTGACAACCTGCCTGTCTTCGGTAGATCCACCGCAACTACACTGCATCAGGCCATCCTTGCTTTCTTGGTGCGAGGAAATGATCGATTTTTTGAGCGAGAAGCTACCTTTAGGTTACTTTTCTCGTTTGATCCACCCTTTGCCAAGGGCTTTTTGTGGGCCACGTCTTTGCCGTCACCCTTGCTAACCTTGCCCGCTTTTTCCATTGTGGCGCGTGCCGCGTTTCTTTTAGCTCTGTTTTTCTTCTGCTCTGGCTTGGAATGGTAGTTGTCGTATTCCTTGCGGTAGTCGCGTCTCATCTCTAGCGTCTGCCGCCTTTCCCGCCGGATCCTCCGCCGTAAGCAGGCATTCCTCCGCCCTTGCCACCACCCATCGGGGAGGTACTCGGCTGTTGCTGAAAGCCCATGCCATATCCTGATGAGTAGGGGTTGGACCGGCCATAGGAGCCGCCATATGGACTGCCTCCGCCTTTCCCGCCACCACTCATGGGTTGTCCCATGCCAAATCCCCCTGAGTAGGGATTAAATGATCTTTGGTAGTAGGGTTGAGTATAGGGCATGGCGCCCGTGCCAAAGCTACCCTCCATGCCTGAGACTTGGGTCATAAGAGGAGATGAGTAGGGGTTGGTATAGGCTTGCTTGTACGGGTCTGTAAAACCCGGTAGAGCGGCGCTGTTGCCTGTGTTAGGAGATACGTCGCCCACTGGCGTTGGTATTGGCGGGTCAACATTAGGTCGAGGCCCCCCAGTGCCTGCATACGGGGTGTCTGCAAATGGATCATAGAAGGCCGCAGGGAAGTCAGGTTTTTGAAATACGTCGGAAATTGGATTCATATCTCTAGGGGAAAGAGCCGGCCTGCCCACATTGCCACCTATCGTGCCCCTGTCAAACTGCTTTGATGCCGGCCCTTGTGGGATACCTGCGGTGAGCCCTGTCTGCCTTGCCTGAAGCGCACTCAACCCTTGCGGTTGCATGCCCTGAATCTGCTGGAACCTCTGCATGCCCATGTCAAACTGCTCAGGGCTTAGCTGGCTGAGCGCCATAATACCGCTTAAATAAGGGTTCATCCGCCCATCCTATTCAACATTCTTAATGTAAATAATCTCGAAAGCCGCAGAAATATCAAAACTTACAGAACCCGAGGACGATATTGCCCTTACTTCTATGTCCGACTTTTCCGTAATTTTTTGCGGAAGCGAGAATGTCTCTTCAACGTGCATGCTCGTTGTCAAGGATTTAATATCCTTTGACTGAAATACTTCGCCATACGGCCTAACTGCCAGTATTAATTTGCAGACCGCAGGGGTGTTGGATGTTGTGCCATTTGAAACGTCGTACTGAAGAAGGTACGCGGTATAACCGGCAGGTACCGTCCACAGCGCCATCAAGCTCTGATTTGAGCCGGTTACGCCGTTAATGCTGGCATAAACATTCGCGGGGACGCCGGAGGTAACAGTGCCTGTTCCTGTATAAATCACGCCTGCGTTAGCGCCACCAGAACCAGCAGATCGCACAATCATCCGATTGACCCGCAGGTATGATTTGGTGGTGTTTACAGCTGTCTGCCCATTCAGGGTGACAGTTTCAGAAATTGCATTGTAGTCGGCGTCCAGTCCAAAAACAGTCACCGTTCTTGCGCCCGTCCCAGCACTGGTATCGGCAGTCGAGCTACTGGATACGGTCATCACCGAGGCGCTGGGCGGGTAAACATAAAGACCGCCCTCCGCCCATATCGTTTCTAAGCTGTCGCCAACAGCGGGGTTGTTACCAAACTTGAACACCACCTTGTGATAGGCAATCTGGCCCCTAGCCACCTGCAAATTAAACGGCTCGGTCAAACCAAACCTAGAAATCGAACTGTAATCTCTAGGCATAGGAACCCCTTCCCCGGCTCTTAGACAAGTCTAGACTGGTCTAGACTGGTCTAGACTGGTCTAGACTTGCTTAAATTCTATAAATAAAACAAAACAGAACGGAAACAAGTGCTTCCGTACTAAGTAGAACTGTTCTAGGGCTAGAACAGAAACAGATCTAGAACATTCCTAGTACTAGGACAGTACTAGATAGAAAAATCTCCAGATTTTAGAGATCATACCCCCTTGACAAAAACATGTCTACAGTAAGACAAGGTTTTTTTGGTAATTTTTGGCAAAAAGAGTGATTTTTAGGATTATTTATGGGGGTGGGGGGGACTCCTAGACTTATTTCTGAGTAATTTTTCCAGAAATATACCCCCCCCCTATGCAAAACACACGCCTATTTTTGTAAAAACACGGACATTTCGACAAATAACGTGTTAGACAGAGCAAAATTAGGTAATTTTTTGAGTGGAATACTATGTATATAGAAT